GTCTTACCCAAAGTAGTAACGAAAAGTACCTGGAAGCAGGTTTTAAAAGAACAACCTTTCTCTGACGTTAATGCCGACCAGTTCGATGTAATTGCAGACAAGTCACCAGGAATTCAGAAAAAGGGAACTGGACCTACCTACAGCATGGCTCAAGGTGGTGTACAGCTCGACGAATGGGTCAAAGAAGCAGTTTGGCAATTTGATCCTGAGCTTCATGAAACTTTGAAGGGTTATACCAAGACTCCGAAAATGGATAGAGCTCTCCATTCACTTTTAAAATATTGCGGTCCTACTGTGTATAAGACACAGCTTTTCGATTATGAAATGGAAAGCCTCTGGGAAGAAGAATTAGACGCAGTTTCTTACTATTTTGATGACGTTGGAATACTTAGTATAGATAAGGCGATCGAGAAGATACCAAAAGATACCTCGGCAGGATTCAATTTTCCAGGACAACTCAAAGGAGACGTTTTGGACGAAGCTAAAGCTAACGTTTTGGAGATGATTGAGAAGTGGAAGCGGGGAGAGAAAGTTGAACAGATACCTTGCAAGATTGGACTTCGTGGACATTTATCTCCTGTAGATGAAAACAAGACCAGACCAATTTGGATAGCTCCAATTGAACATGTCATTTTAGAAAATATGTTCTTTAGAGGATTTTATTCTCAAATATTTGAAAAAAGACAACACCAGAATCTCTTCATGACTGGTGAACGTACAATTGAGCGTCTGAATTCATATCTTCAGAATGACGACAACTCTACTTTCTGTAATGTAGATTTTAGTTCATGGGACGTTCTTCGAGCCCGTTTTGTTCTAAAAGATATTTTCCACAGGATACTGAAACCAAAAGTTAAATTTACCGAGCCTTGGCAGTTACTAGCTTTTGACTATTTGATGGATTCATTTATTTTTACTTTGTTCTGTTTACCAAATGGTAACATCTATAAGAAATTATCAGGTGTTCCAAGCGGTTCATTTCTTACTTTATTGATTAATAGTTTGGGAGTGTGCATGGTCGTTAGAAGTTGCCTACGCTACAACAATCAGAATTTTAGAGACGAAAGAGTACTCGGTGACGATTTTTCATTCCGAACCCAAAGGATGCTTGAGTCTGACTTTGATAAATTTTCTTCTCTTTTAAGTGATACTTGTTATCGTTTTTTCC